CTCTCCTTCCGGAGGCGCAGCATGATCCAGCGCTTGTACCAGTCGTTCGCTATCTTGAGGTGCTTCTTGCAGTCGTCCAGGTCCTCGGCCGACCTGGTCTTCAGCCAGCGTTCCTTGGAGGCCAGGTAGACGCGCATCGCCTCGTTGTACACGAGACCGGCCTTCATCACGAGGATCAGCGCGTCGACATCCATCGTCTTCGCGTACTTACCCATCCAGTCGTACTCGCCTATCCTGGAAGGGTCGCCCACGTCTGAGGTGAAGGTCACGCCCCGGTAGTAGACGGACCTGGCGTATTCCGGATAGCCACGGACGCCCTTCAGCATCGTGGCCACCTTCTCTTCCTTGAAATACTTCGCCTCGTCGCCCAGGAGGTGGACGTAGCTCCGGCCGGCGAGGGTGGAAGGCCTGTCCAGGGATCCGAACGTGAAGTTCGTCCCCGTCCAGAAGATGATGACCCTCTTGTAGCTGATGATGCGGTTCCGAGGTCTCCAGAACCGGTCCTTCAGCCAGTCCGGCAAGTCGGCCTTCTCGGCCTCGTTGAATGACGGCGGCTGCTTCTCCACGACGTAGTGCGTCCCTTCGTGGTACCCTTTCCTCTCCAGGGATTCCAGGACGGTGGGGATGACGTTCTGCGTGAGGTTGGAGAAGGTGTCGGAGATCCAGGCGCAGGGGGCGCCGGGCATGTCGAAGACGATTTCCAGCATCCGTTCCGTGAGGATGTCCGTCGTCTTCGACGAGCCGCGTCCCAGCTCCGCGTACAGGTTGCGGGGCGAGACGAGCGCGGCGATCTGCGCCATCTTGTTCATGTACTGGATATCGGCGACGCCCTGGGCGCTGCCGTCCGTCTTAATCTGCCGCCTGTGACTCATTCTCCAGGATCTCTTCTATCTCGAAGTCGATGATGCCGGCCTCCATCTCGATGCGCCGGCGCTCGGACTCGGGGACGCCGGAGACGAGGACGCCGTCGATGATCTCCTTGAGCTCGCGGCGGTCGGCCCTCGGGAGGCCGATGGACTCCGGATCCAGGGAGACCACGCGGAAGGTGCGCCGGTAGACCTGGCGCTGCAGCAGCTGCGTGTCCTCCTTATCCAGCCCGAGCACAGCAGCCTTCATCGCGAGGATCTCCGCCGCGTTCTTGAAGTCTTTCGGGGTCTTGGCTGCGTTCATGGCGGCGATGTACAGCTGCTCCAGCTGGTCGGCGGTCTTCGCCCGGAGCGCATCCTTGCTGACCTTCCGGTTTGCATAGAACATCTCGATAGCCTCAGACCAGAGATTCACCGCCGCTTCGTAGCCGAGACCGAAGTAGGGGGATGTAAGGAACTTGATAGTGTTCCGCTTCCCGTACTGGCCATCCAGCGAGAAGACGAGGTTCAGGAGGTCCAGGTAGTGTTCCTCCTTCGGGGTCAGCCGTCCCTTTGAGCCGGTTCCGATGTATTCCTGGATGGCGTCCCAGGCGCCGCCGTCGATGGGACCGCCGAAGAGATCCAGGCGCTTCATCACGCCGGTGCGGTTCTTGACGACGTCCTGATACCGGGCGAGGCCCAGGGCGTCCAGGATGATCGCTTCCGGATTGGAAAGGTCAAGGTCTCCCTTGCCGTTCATGCGGCGGACGGTTACTTCTTCCTTCTGCTGCTCTCCGGGATTCAGTTCATCTGTTTCCATACGCTTTTTCGTAATCCTCGATCATCTTCTCGATTTCAGCGAGCTCGCGCTCCCTTGTCTCCAGTAGAGTGGACCGTCCTGGCGCCAAGTCAGGTCGGTCTCCGGCAGCGAGTTGCTTTTTGAGTCGCCAGATGTTGTCGCGCAGATTCTGGCGTTTCCGCTCGAGTTCCAGGATGCCCATGGACACGAGCTCGCGCCGGCGGGTCATCTCCTGGAAGACCGGGTGTTTTCCGAGCACGGTGTGGTGCTCCTTGTAATACTCAAATTCGGAGACGATTTTCCGATTTTGGGAATAAAAAAAAATGCACTGTTTTGCGGTCTCCAGACACTCCTCCAGGGTGGTGCAGGATGACAGTTTCGCATGCTCCCGGACGAATCCCCGGTAGGCCGTAATCTTGTCCGCCGCGAGTATCTTCAGTTCCGGCGGGCAGTCCGGATCGCCCAGGAACGGGTAGTCCATCCGGAGCGGTCTCGAGCGGGAGGCGGTCTGCTCCACGCTGACCCTTCCGACGCCGGAGAGCGTCCGGATCAGGAGGTCGCGGTACTTGGCCGGATGGCGCTCGACCATCCGCGCCAGGTACGGGTTCGGCTTGTAAACCGACAGGAGCCGGAGACCTTCCTGGACCCCGGCTCCCGATTTCAGCCAATGCTCGATTTCCGTCATTTCTTCAGCAGTTTGAGGAAGAGGCCCGTCACTGCCGGCCATCCCGCCGGCCCTACATACAGGAAGCGCTTCCGGATCATCGCCTCGATGATGACATTCTGGCAGGGATTCCCCCTGAGCACCTTCGTGTAGTAGTTTCCAAAGCTGTGGGACACCTCCAGCGGGCGGGCGCCACGGGACTCGACGTATTTGCGGACGAAGGCCTCGTCCGGCGCGTCATCGTTCTCCGGCAGGAAGTCCACGAGGACCTCCTTGTCGAAGGTGACGGGGACGCGCCCCCAGAAGCGCCTGGTCGCGCCTTCCACGTCGACGACAGGGGTCTGGAGTTCGCTCCAGCGCACCCGGGTCACCGGGACGAGGTTCGCGGGCACGACCACGAAGGTCTGGGCGATCTCGTCCCCGGTGTTGCCTGCCAGGATTTCCTCGAGCAGCTGCTTGACGGACATCCCTTCCGGCCAGGTGTAGACCACGTGCGGCCAGTCGCAGAAAGCGTCCCAGATGTCACGGACCAATGGTTCTGACCCGGGATGGGCCAGAACCACGATCGAAGTGAGGCGTTCCTCTTCCATTACGCGGAGCCTTCACCGGAGCCGGAGCCTTCGGACACCTCGTTCGCGAGGGTCGGGAGGGCGCCGGTGTAGGTGCCGATGACGAACTTGGAGGGCTGGTCCTGCTTCCAGACGAACTTCCGGCTGGAGCCGTCCTTGGAGTTGGTGTACTCCGGCTGCATGTACAGCGGATTGCAGATGGACCCGATGATGAGGCACTTTCCGGAGGCGGAGCCGCTGCACTCGCGCACCAGGGCGATGACCGGGCGGTTCAGGTACGCCTCGGTGTGGTTCGCGATGGCGATGGAGTTGCCCGGGTGGGTATACTCCAGGCCCTGGATGATGCCGCGGGAGTCCACCTCTCCGGAGGGTTCCTCGGTGGGGACGATGGTGGAAGGCGTGGCGTAGATGCCGACGGCCTTCGCGCTGGTCTTGAGCGTCAGCGCACCGACGACCTGGGTGTTCCCGAGGGTACGGGACGGTTCGGCGTCGACGTCGTTGATGTCCACGAGGATGACCGTCGCCTTCTTTACGGTCGGCGCGCCGCCGGCCTCGAAGCGGGGGATGGATACTTTCGTGTAAGCCATGATCTGACGTTTTTAGAACGGTTGGACTTGAGACTACGCGGTGCCCTCGCCGGAACCGCTGCCGGTGCTCGAACCGGTACCGGAGCCGCTGCCGGCGCCGGAGCCGCTGGAGCTGCCGCCGTTGGTCCACTTGGCGGAATCCACCTGGGCCTCGTTGCGGACGGCGTTGTACGGGGTGTACCCGTCAGGGACGGAGGCGAAGACCGCCTCGGCGATCGCGAAGCCGACAGCGAGGGAGTACTCGCCGAAGATCTTCACGTCGTAGTTCTCCTTCTGGATGTCGTTGATGCAGTTCTCCGGGTGGGAGAGGTCCACGAGCATCTTCATGTTCTCCTTCGGGGTCACGAAGAGGATCGGGGAGTTGTACATCGACTCCATCGGGACGAGGACGGCGCTGGTGAAGCGGATGGATCCGTCGTTCTCCTTGCCGGTGTAGACGCCGGTCAGCTTGAACTCCGCGCGCTGGTACTTGGTCAGCACCTCGGGGGCGCAGTGGATCTCGATCTGCTTGTTGACGAACTGACCGCGAACGGCATCGGCGAAGGCGTCGATGTAGGCGTGGGCCTGGTCGTCGGTCATGGTGAGGACGTTCTGGGCGTTCTTGTAGAAGTTGATCTTCTTGGCGGCGGTGTTGGTTCCGGCCTTGCCCTCGACGAGGATGGTCTCGATACCATCCATGGAATCCTTCGCGGCGGAACCAGCGTCGCCAGGGCTCAGGGTGCCCACGTTGACGGCGTTGTACTTACCCTTCGCGATCATGGAGAGGGTGATGTCCTCCAGGACCTTCGGAAGGATGTGCTCCGTGACGACGTAACGGACGAACGGCTGTTCGGCCTGGGACTTGCCCTGCTCGTACAGGTAGAGCAGCCAGCTGGACAGGAGGTCGGCGGGCTTGATGGCCTCGTTGATCTTGTGCCGGCGGTACTCGATCCGGATCGGGGTGAACGCCAGGGAGCCCTTGGG